CGTAGATTGAACGTGTTATTATCCATGCTGTTGAGTCGTAACTCATGAACTTCCCTTTCTTATCTTTGAACTGAAATTTGCGTGCCTTAACCCATCTTTGTATTCCTTCCGTCAATCCTCCTTTAGCTCCCTTGCCACTTCCGAACTTATACGGTGAGTTCGGCGCTCTCGAACTTGACCGTTTACCCTTAACCCCTTTGTCTTGATAGTTACCGTACTCTTCCATTTGGAAATTCAAGAAGTAACCTTTTGCATAAACTTTTGCTTCACCTTTTAAAGAGTTGTATAACTTTCTAGATACGTTCCTATCTCCTTTGCTTAAGTTAGTACGAGCTTGTTTAATTACCGAAGCCTTGAACTTATCTAAAGCAGCTTGTAGCCCCGACTCCCTTAAATCTGCTAACATATTGTCATTTCATTTGGTGCTAATATGTCAAAGGTCATTGTCCAACCTGCAACAGCATCCGTAAACCTATCAACAAACGGCTCGCAACTTGCAGTGTCGTCCAATACTTCATAGCCTGCATCGTTTATATCTCCACGTCGAACTCTCTCAAATATCCTGTTTAGTATGCTTAACGTAGTATTTAACACATCATCCTCATTATCGTTACCCTTATAAATATCCGTTACATCGTCTTTACTTACATCGACTATACTCATCATAACCAATGAAACATTATACACCGTTGTATTTCCTCTAAATGCTACATCGTTAAAAATAATGTGACAAAGTGGGTACATGTCTTGCTTTGCATTTGTGATTTTATCAAGGCTGCCCTTCGTTACTCGATTCACTAAAGGGTCTGCAAGTATAGAGTCATGCAATAATGTAGATAGGTTATAATAGTTTTTCATGTGATCGCTTTAATTGTTTAACCTCAATTCTGCTTTTTTGTTGTTCAAAGGTTAAAAATGTTAAGCACTGATGAAGCCCCAACGCTGTAACTTCGTCAAATCTTCTAATGTCTCCTTGAGCAACGTGATATATTGAACTATACCATCCCCATTGTTTGCTGAATTGAACATTTTCGCTATACGGGTTTTGTTCTTCATTTTCTCCAAAGAGGACAGCGTACTGCTTATTAATTCTATTCCTAAAGTCCAAAAAAAAACAGATGCAGGTAGTACAACGTCCAACGGTGCGTATTTAAGAACCTCTGAGTAACTTAAATCACCTTTGTAAGGTTCTATCTCATACTTGCCTTTAACGTCTTTTACAATTGGTCTGTACATTACAGCCAGTGCCTTGTGAATGTTTTGAAAGTCCCCGATGTTAGATTCAATATCGATATATTCCCCCCATGATATTTCTTCAAGATCGGGAATAAATCCAAACTCCACACCGTTCAATTTAAATCTATGTTTGAACTTCGTTTTCTCATTAAATAATTTATCAAAGTGTTGCACCAATTCGATAACGGTCGATGCTTTCATCTTAACAACTTCTTTTAATTCAAGACCACAAAATATTTCAATCATTTTTTGAAACACAAACTCTTTGTCGTCTGAGTTGTTTAAAGTAAGCATGTACTTTTGATACCTATCTAAACTTATTTCGGACAGGTTGGAAGGGATATCAATCTCTACTTGCATAGTACACTATTGTAATTTCTTATTTTATACAATACTTCATGTATTATAAAATCGTTTATGTTTTGATATCCATAACAATCGCGATATAAACCTGGTGTCAATCTACAACTCATTTTGCTATCATTACTTTAGCTCTAACACCCTTCCAATATTTCAATGATGCTTCAGCTTTCGCAACTTCATTATCGATTGACTCAACACATTGAAATTTCCAATTGTCCCCATACTCATCCTTGTAAGCGTCCACAACTTTAACGCTGCTTTCATTAATCATTTGTCTTAGTGATTTACCTGATTCCATATTTACCTTTATTTGGGTTTGCTAATTGATAACTAACTGCATAACGTAACGCATCCAACGCGTGGTTATATTTATCTATCGGTGTTTCTGATTTCTTTTCAAGCCAACAATAGTTATTTAATTCTTTTATCAAATCTACTGAATTTTCGTCAATAATTAAGTCATAGTCTTGTAATAAACTTATTCCGTACTTAACCGAATCCGCACCCTTAATTGTAGGTACAATATTAAGCCCTTGAGACTTTAATTCATTTATCAAACGTGGTTCTGCATTATCCGCAACTATTAAGTCACGTCCTGCAAATTGCCTGTTAAGTTGTGAAAGTTGTGAAGTGGTTAACCCTGTTTGATAAATGTGAAGTCTAACATAAATAATCTTGTTAGTCTTATCTATTGACGTTTCAACAAGTGTTGATGGGTCGTTACTAAAACCATAATCCTGCCCGAATACACTACCATTATCTTTATTGTACTCTCCTATTCTCCAATTAGTAAAGATAACCCCTTCTGCTTTCTCTAACCATCCACCGAGTATTGTGTGTTTATATTTATCTGGACGGCGTTCTTTTATCGTTTTTATTTGATTTAAGAAACTTTCTGATAGGTTTGATATGTTATCCTTATACGTTGTATGAATATACGTTGTATCACCTTTAACCGTGTTGACTCCTGCTTCAACTCCTCTACTCTCGAAAAACTTTTGATAGATAAAATGTTCTTTAGTAGCGGGGTTAAGTATAAGTATTACCCTGTTTTGTTTCTCTTTATGTCGAATAGAGTAATCTATTTTGTCAAATACATCTTCATCGGTTAACTCTTCAGCCTCATCTAAAATCCAACAAGTTACCCCAGCCAATGATTTTAAGTTAGCGGTTTGGGTTCCACTCGATGTCTTTATCCCTTTGAATAATATCTTTGATCCTGTTCTTAGATTTATTATTTCATCCTTAGTAATATGAAAATCTTTATGCTTATCTAATATATCAATCTTATCAATAAATTCAGGTATAATAGAGATGTGAGCAGAAGTAAGGGTATAACGTGTAAATAAAATAACGTGGTTCGATTCGTAGGTAAGGAGCAGTAGAAGTAAATTAATAGAATATGACTTACCACTACCCCTGCCACCTGTAACAATAAAGTATCTAGAATCATTTGCAAATGTTTTATATTTCGGATTCAGTATTACCAAAACTTATTAAGTCTTTTAGTGTTGTTGTGTTGATGTTAATGTCTTGCTCTACATGTTCTTTAGGTTTACCACAACCATATTCGATTAAAATCTTTGCGCTTGCTATCCTATCTGATGGTCTTTTAGCTTCATCAATCATTATTTCAGCTAATACTCTGAAAGCATCTTCAACGTGTGGTTGTGCTAAAGTAAAACCTTTTATTTCGTCTGATAAAGGCTTTCTTCCTGCTTTGCCTGCTGTTGAATGTCCACCGTTGTTTTTTCTATTATCCACTTTTAATAAAATTTAATTAATTAAATTATAGCGTCTCTTATTAACCTAAAAATCGCTAAAAGTGAAACAATAATTAATATTATTATCATCCTAAAAATCCGCCTTGCCCTTCAGGAAAAGACTCTTTGTTATACTCATTAAAAACTATTCTAACTTTACGCAACATATCGTTTAAACAACTAGCACATGAAGTTGGTCGTTCGTTTGTTTTAAAGACTCTGTTGTAAACCTTTAGAAATTCAATTTGTTGTGATGGTTTAATCTTAACAGATATTTGAGGTAATAATTCTTCCAATAGCTTATATTCAGGTTCTGTTAAGCATTCTGGAGTTTTGTAAGGAAATAGTTTATTAAGTACTTCTTTACGTTTATCGCAGCCACAATCTTTACCTGCAATGAATTTAACTGCTTTGTCAATCCCTGTTGCTTCTGTAAACTTAGCTACTGTATCTCCAAATCCTTTTGATATTCTTTTTGCCATATCTTTAATTTTCTTTTACATTTTTTAATAGTGTGAAAAATAGAGGTCAAACTTATTTTAGTCTCCTTTTCTAATTCTCTCATACTTTTTCCGCTTCGCAAATATAATAAAAATAGTTGTTGGTCGAACCACTCCCAGGATTTTATTTCATTTTCGACACTCTGATAGTATAACTCTATTTCATACGTTTTGTTGTTTTCGTCCTCTGATAGGTCAACAAGTAGGTCGATGTCTACTGTTGAAACATTACGCTTGCATGAATCGTAAAAAGAGTTACGCAGCATTATCCATATGAATGACTTGGTTACTACTTGACCTTTACCGTATTTGTGAAACCTTAGATACATATCTTGTACTATGTCTTCAGCGTCGGTCTTGGCTCCGAATCTTTTAACAATTCGTACCCATTCGTTGTGA